ACATTAGTCCAAGTCAAAGTCCAACTTCTTCCCATATTATTAGTTCTATAATCTTCATCTCCTGAAAATGTTGGAGTCAAGAAAGGACCTAATGTACCATTCGCATATGATGAAATATCTGGGCCAGAATAAGTTATTCCCTCTTGATTAGAACGTCCGGTTTGAGAATTAATCCAATCACTTGTATTAAAAATCTTCTTATCAATTTTAGAGTAAATTTCAGTTTGTCTATTTTCAACTTCAACTTCTATTACATGAAGACCTTTAGTTAAAAATACTTTTTTTGCTTCTGGATTTTCTTCCCTAAAATTAAAAACTCTTCCACCATCAATATCAGCTACAGCACTCACTCTGCGAATACCATCTCCTCGAATATAATCTCCTTGGAGAATTGTTTTCCCATCAATTAAAACCTTTCCAGAATTATCAACCGTAGATTTAAATGCATAGAATCCATCATATGGAATATCAACATCCCAACTATTTCTGTATATAACTCCACCACCATCACTACCATCTTCGGATAATGGAGGAACTGGAGATATCGCATATCGATTCATAAAAGTGCTCCATTCATATCCAGAAGGACCACTGAAGTTCACAGGCCACCATTGTTCGACAGATCCTGGAAATCTAGTGGTCCAAAGTGGATTTCTGGGGCACCTTCCTTCTTGTTCAGGAACGGGTTCTTGTGGAATTGGTGGTAATGGCGCATCAATCGTCAATGCAACTCCCATTGGATTTTCATTCCAAGATTTTGCCGATATGACTTCTTCTTCAAAGAAAGAAGTTTCAATTTTAACTCCAAGAGCCATTGGATTTCCACCAGATAATGGTTTTCCAACTAATTGATCTAACTCTGCTGTAATTGTATATCTTCCTGATCTAAAAAACTTTGTTTCTAATGTCTTTCCAGTGCTTCTATCATTGGCACTAAATCCTTCTTTCCTAATAACAGTTTGTGATGATTGATTATCAAATGTAAGAGTTACATTATCATCAACCATAATTTCAATATTATAGTTTCCATCAATTGGGAAATTAACATTGTACCAACGAATTGTATGTGTACCACCAAAACTATCAGTTTGTGCTGCAGCAGATCCTGGATCAAAAGGCAAAATTCCATATTGACTTAAGAAGTCACCATCTTTACCTGCAGTTGGATTAATTCTCCATAGTTGTCTATCTGCTTTGTTAATATAATCAATAGTATTGAAGACGTTTCTAGTTTTAATTTCCTGAGAAGCACTTGATTTTGTTTCAGGAACGTCTGGAGGATCTACAGTAAACTTACATCCATTATTATTAACATCAAAAAATCTTCCTTGAGAACATGAACAAATCAAATCATTAAAATCATTATCTTCAGAATCTTCGATTTCGACTATGTTGTTACCTTTTAATCTTATTCTAGTATTACCTTGACTCGAAATATTTACAGAATATATTTTTCCAAATTCAACAGTTTTTGTAATTGTTTCTTTAAGTTGTTCTCCATTTCTTTGTTTACTAAAAGATATTCCAAGATCTGGAATACTAATTGAATTTGCATTATCAGCTAAAGTAGATACTTTAAATGTAACTTCATTACTTGCAGGAGGTTTAACTTGTTTTGCAACTTTTTCTTTAATGGGAATATTTAAAAGATCCAATCTAATTTTATGAACACCCGATTTGATTGTTTTTTTAATAACTTCAGGGGTGTCTTGGAATCCTTTTAAGTCAGCAATCTTAATATTATCCAGATAAAATTCTGCTTTATTATCACATAATCCACGAAAAACATATTCGCCATCATAAGGAAAGTCTTCTTCCCATTCAAAAGTAAATGGTATACCAGCAAAATCACTTCCAGGAACATTTGATGGAGGTACTGGAGAAATAGCATACTCATTTAAAAAACCTGACCAGTGTTCTTCTGGATAAAATTCATTATCTTTAAGATCCACATCAAACTTAGTTCTGGTGGATTTATTTTGAGATGTTAAACGTAAAGGTGCAAATTTTCTTGTAGTCCACCAAGGTTTTGTAAGTTGACTTAAAAAATCTTGATATTCTTTGATTTCCAATCTAATTGGATCTTCACTAAGATTTGTGTAAAGTGTTGGATCCCAATCCCCTATAAATTCTCCATTAGGTCCATAAAAATTTCCATATCCAACATCAGTTGGATCACAAAGTTCATAATTCTCAAAATCATCTTCAGAATCATATACTTCCGTTATCTCAACAATCTCCCCAAGAACTGCACGAGCTACAGATCCAGCCCCAATTCCACAACTGTCCTTTACTTTAACAATTGGAGGATACTTATATCCATGCCCACCAGAAACAATATCTACAGCCAGAAGAGATCCATCATTACCAATAATAGGATTTCCTTTTACTCCAACTCCACCACCACCATAAAAGAATACATTTGCTGGACCACATGGATTATCTAAATTGATTCCAGTACAGTTATCTCCAGAAGTTTTTGGTACTAAATCATTCGCAGTTAATGAATTAACTTCATTGATATTAAGATATTTTATTTCATCTCTAGTTTGAAATATAAAAGTTGTTCCTGGATTTAATTTGGCATAATTATTGGCTTCGCATTTGTTAATGTTAGAAACATATCCCCTATCAGTTGAAATATATCCAACTCTAACATTATTATCAGTTGCAGGCCCAAAAATATTAAATGCCATGTTTATGTATTATTTTTTTTCTTCAGCCGTATTATTCATATTTATTATAAAATCAAGGAGTTGTTTGTGCAGTTTGTTCTTGAGAACTTGAATCTACGCCTAAATTAATATTCGGTTGATCTTTGGAAGGTTCTGCAAAAGGAACATTTGGAGCAGATTTAATATTAGCAGGTTTACTTGCAGATTCCTCAACTGCTTTTGCACTAGGAAGTTGAGAATCTGGTTGCCCCTCTCCTCCATTAGCAAAAGTATAAAAATCAGCAACTGCAACGTTTGGACTAAGTTCAAATCCAAAAACATTAAGTTTAATATTTTCAAAATTAAGAGCAGATGTTAAACTTCCAGTTATATTTCCAATGAGAGATGTTATATCAGCAAGATCATCAGTAACTCCAGCTAACTGCTCTTGAATATCATTCAAAAAATAATTTAAATTATCTAAAATTGAGTTATTAGCAGTGTCAATTTTTTCTCTACTTGCAGATAATATTTTTCCAGAAATATCTTCAGCATAACAAATAGGTACAGATGGAGAAGATAAAATTCCTTGATCTAAAGAAGTTGCCCTTTCTCTAGCCTGAGATTCTAGATTGTCTAAATCTAAAACCTCATTCAAAATTCCTTGTACAGCATCACACAAATTTTCCGTCAACTCATTATATAATTTAAGTATAAGTTCAGTAAGAATTGTTTTAATATCTGCAAACATATGTCTCATGCTAGAAGGAGTTGCAGAAACCGCATTTGTAGTTTGCTGATTCAAAAGTTTTAAAACATATTCCATAATTTTATTAAAAAGAATTTTAATATATTTTGCAATTTCACAAGCTGCATTTCTTATAATTCTATCAATATCATCAATTATGGAAGAAACTGCATCAACATAACTCTGCAAACTATTCAAATATTTTGAAACTTTCTCTGTTAAATTATCAAGGACAGTTTGAATACCATTAATTGCCGATTGTGTTAAATTATCCGGTTTTAACAGAACTACTTTTTCCCTATACTTATCTTCTCTCTTAACATCTGCAGCACTTAATTGATGAACTGCATCAACATTTTCTTTAGTTGCACCTGGTTTTGCTGGTGAATTTGGAGAACTTGCTTGAGCACATCGATTTTTTATTCCTTCAGCAACTTTTTGTTGAATATAATTAATCCTTTCAGTTCCTGTTATTCCTCTTTGATCTGCCTCTGCTCTAGCACTTTGAGCATCTGCAAATTGTTCTTTTGAAAGAGGTAAATCCGCACGAAGCCCATATTCATTTACAGTAGATCCTGGAGGTGGTGAAGCACATTCTAATTGCTGATTAGGATCTTTTGGTTTTTCAATTACAAGACCTTCATCTGGAACTATTTCTTTAGTAGGTCCTTCTTTAGGAACTGCTCCGGTTGAATATCCACTCTTAGCTAAACTTCCAGGTTGTTCATTTGTAACACTATTATCTCCAATTCTATTTGATAAATTAGTTTGAGCATTGTTACCAATAACTCCCATAATTACAGGAATTTGTTGATCCTGCCCGTCCATAAAGAACCCAAAGACCATCATTCCCTGACGGAGATTTGCTGTTTGACCAGCATTGGTTTGCCCACCTCCACCAGTTACAGGATACATTACTTGTGCCCATGGGAGCTGATCAGAAGGAATTACAGTTTCCCCCTGATCATGCAATCCAACAATTCTAACTTTATATCTTCTTCCCCACCCAGGAATAGTATCTTTATTTGAAAATTTTCCCGTTAGAATATTATCTCTCCAAGTAGAGTCGTCAGCAATCTGACCAATCCACCAGAGAAAACTGCCACCCAAAAATCCAGGATTAAATAAAGATCCGCCTTCCATTACTTATCAATTTTCATAAATTCTACATTCTTCAGCATCTGGGTTTTCATCACAAAATAACTCCAAAACAGTTGGATCATAATCAGTATCTGGATGATTAGATTGATATTTTTCTAATGAATACAACTCACTTTCAATATGTCTACGTCTTTGAGAACTAATATTAGAATTATCTAACTCATCTTTATTATCATTGATATGCTGTTGCAAACTTTTTTTAGTCATGAGTTTCTATTTGTGTGATTGCCAACTCTTCCAAAAGAATCTCTTACTAAATTGAGTTTAGTATAAGTCTCCTTTGTAGAAATGTAATGACATAAATCTGCTATAATATATAGTCCACCAGATCTCTTATCAACATCTTTTGTTTCTGCCGATAATTCTGGACCATCAACAAATATTGCATCTCCACACTTTAAAGAAAAATCTCCAGAAATAGTAATTGTAATCTTAGAAGAAAACAATTGATTATATCTCATGATAGATTGATTCAATATTTGACCATACTCAAAATTCTCTTCCTTTGACTTTTCGATTTGTTGTTTAGTATTTCCCTGAGGAATAGTTCCCTTATCTAAAAGACAATATGTTGTTCTTGAAAAATCTTTATTGAAATTAGATTGATTGAACTCATCATTCAATACTGGCAATTCTTTTCCTGCCAGTTTTAAAGAACTTTCAACCTCTCTTGCATTAGGAGTAATAACTTCATAGTAGCACGAAAATGGATCAAACAATATTGTACGTGTTGAGAATGCTCCCATTTTCAATTTTTCTTGTACATCTATTCGATTATCTTTATTAAATTCCAATGCTTTAGCATCATATCCAGGTGGAATTTTATCTCCTCTACTATCTGGAGTTTGATTATAGAGAATTGATTTCTTTTTTTCTTGAGATAAAAGCCCATCAATAGATTTAAATTTAAAACCATCTGAAGTTTCATAAAAAAAGTACCCAGCACTATCTCCAAGTTTTTGATTTTGAGATGATACTGATTTTTTAGAGAGCCAGTTTAAAACATAAAATGGTTTTTTATTGTTTCCAATAAAATTAAAATTATTAGAGGTTTCTTCAATATCTAATTTTTTCTCTGTCCCAAGAAAATTTGAATCAGTAAGAATTTTAGTTATGTGATTAGATATCTTACCATCAAATCTATTGTTAATTCTTATTTTCTCATTCAGAATATATTCCTTAGATACCAAATCAATTCTAACCATTGACTTTGTGGTATCATCGGAAATAGGAGTAACTTTATTTACATATAAAATAAGTTCTGGTTTTTTGCCAATAGAAACCTCATTATTATCTGTAAATTTTAAATATACTTTTTCTTGCCCCACTATTGGCAAACCTTCGAGTACTGTTTTTCCATCTACTGCATTTCCACTGTCAACAAAAACAATAGATGCTTTTACACTATCTTCCAAAATACTTTCATAATACATCAATCTAATGATGCCATCAAGAATACTTACTCTTTGATTTCCTTTATTGGATATTATATCTAACCTTTCAATAAAGGAAGTTTCTGCATTTTTTGATGATTGTTTTGCCATTTATCTTTTATTTCTATTTACCCAATAAAATCAAGAGATTCAAAAGGATCACTCTCATTAATTATAGTTGGAACGATTCCAGAAAAACCTTGTGAATTCATATCATCATAATCCTCAGTCGTACTATCTCCATCATCAAAAATGATGATCTCTTCCTGAGGTCCAAATCCATAATCATTAAACGTCCTAAGAACATTCGAAAGTTCTTGTTTGCTCTTAGATCCAATAATTGCAGGTAGAGTTCCTGGAGCCATCTCCTCCAAATATTCTGTAACTTTACTACCAATAACACCCTCAGGTTTCCCTCTTTCACCAAGAATTGCTGGCGTTAATTTATTAACCATGCCACCAGCATCCATAAGTCTCACTCCAGCAAACCATTCTGTTCCAGATCCTCTATCCCAGTGTGATCTATAGTGCCATCCCCTCTTTTTATTGTGATCATATTGATGTTTAAGACCTTCATCGGCAGCAATACCAACGTGAGTAATAGCACCCTTTCCATATTTTCCTCCAGCATAATCTCTCCAAAGAATAATGTCACCTGCACGAATATTCTTTCGATTTCTTATAATTTGTCCCATATCACTTCCACCAAAAGATGCTGCAAAAGATGGTGCATTGTATGCAGTTCCTTTTGGAGTATCTAGATCACCCTTTTGAGTTACTTTGTTTGCAGCAGGGTGTCCTGCTGCTTTTAATGCGGCTCTAGTTGTATTTGCACATTGATCACCAACTCCAGCACCCATTCCAACAATTTTTTTGGCACCAGCAAGAATTTGTTTTGCTTTTGGGTTTGCTCCAGTTGTTCTTGAATCGCCAATATTTCCAATAGAACCACCAGCAGCAGCAACATCTGCTTTTGCTTTATCTCTACTTAATCCTTTAATCTTTTGAAAAACTGCTAAAGTTTCTCTTCTTCTTTTTTCATCTGCAGGAACACCTGCTCTCTCCCAGTTAACTCTAAACCAATCTGATGCTGCAATAGGATCATCTTTAGGAAACATTGTTCCAGTCTCAACTCCCTTTTTAGTTAAACTTTCAGCACCCTTCAGTTCCGTCATCAAGAATCTATAGTTATCATCATCTGTGGCAATTTTTCCTTTATCTCCACCATAGGATTTTAGAAATTTATCCAATCTATCACCAGGAGCACTATTTGTCCATTGTGCCCAACCATATCCAACTCCAATTGTTCCAATGGACGGAGGTCTTTCTGGAGTTCCATATGGTGCTCCTTCTCTTTCTCCTGGATTCATTCCAGCAGATTCATACAAAAAGTTTCCAACAATTCCTGCAGCCTGAGCAGGTGTAACTCCAAGATCAGCTATAAGTTTTTTGGCAACAGATACTGCTTTTGTAACTCCAGTTCCTGAAATTCCACCAACACTCACTCCATCACTATCAATAGTTCCATATTCAGCAGGACCACTAGTAGAATCTTGAATTCCTGTTTCAGTATCTTTTTTTAAATTTATATTCTCTAATATTTCACGTAAAGTTTTTTGTGTATTTTGTTCAGTAGATTTTTTAAAGGTGCTTGCAACCCAATCAGTAATATCTCCTCCAGAACTTATTGCAGATAAAGTTTCAGGATCTACAAATCCACCATTAGCAAATGCTGCAACAACTCCTCCTTTTAATTGCCCATCTTCAATTCCCTTTGATAATAATAAATTAATTCCTAATCCAACATTTTTGTAATCATTTTGAGATGGCTTTTGTCCTAAAAGAATTTTTGAGGTAATTGCAAGAATAGGTCCAAAGTAATCACTTTTACCAAGTTGTTTTCCTGATTTTTTAACCACATTAAATGGATTTGATAATCCTGGAATTTTTGGTTTAGGAAATAACCCAAAGATTTTTTCTTCACCACCAACATTAGATCCTGGATCTATTTTTATTTCTCCAGGTTTTTGAGGAGTTTTTCTTTTATATCTTCCCTTTATTCCTTTACTTAGAGTTCTTCTTGCTCCAGTTACTCTCTTTCCACCTCTTGTTATTCCACCACTTCTGTATGTGTATGGGTTTCCAGTTTTTGGATCTTTATCAACCAGTCCCATTTTTTTAAGTCCAGCATCAGCAAGATTATATGCAGCAGCACCGGCAACAGATGATGCAGCAAGTCCAGCAACCGCAAGACCAATGGCAGCAGGTAATCCTACACCAGTTATTCCAAGTGCAGCAGCCCCTGCAAGTGTTGCAGAATATGCAGCCATTCCAGCAACAACACCAGAAACAGCACTTAGAAGAGTTCTTAGACCATCTTTTCCTCTTCCTTGAGATACTAACATTCCGGCATCAATTAGATCTGGAATTAAAAATACCAATCCAAGTAAACCGCCTCTAGCCTTTATCCCCTTTGGTAACTTAAGTTTAGGTCCACCACCTCCAGTAACATTAGGACCAGTTCCAGGAAGTCTAAATCCTCCGGGTTTTCCACCTTGACCGGTAGTAACAGTTGGTTTTTGTCGAAAAGGACTTCTTATATCTGGTCTACCAGCAGCACCACCACCAGATGTAGTTACTCTTGGTTTTCCCCCTCTTCTAGGTTTCTGAGGTCCTTGACCCCAACTTTCATCTCTTCCTTGAGTTGCTATAACTATTGCAGCAATTACAGCAGTATCAATAAGAGTTCCTACAGCTCCATTAAACTTATCGAAGATCTTTGCAAAATTTTCTCCTCCAATATTTTTTATAAATCCCCTGGTGGCATCATATGCTTTATATCCCCAGTCAACAAAAGTTACCAATCCATTTAAAAGTTTTCCACCAACATCTATAACAAAATCACTTGCTTTTCCAATAAATCTCAAAATAGGTAATATTTTTGGCAAATGATCAACCAATCTAACTGCAAAATATCCCAGCAAAATATTTCCAATAAAATTTTTAATCCAATCCAAAAATCCCATTTTAGGAACTTTTGGCATTTTAATCTTACCTTTTTCTGCTTTTGGTTTAGTTTCTAATTTTTCTTCTATATCTTCTCTCCGCTTTTTACTATCTTCTCTTTTTTCATCATCAAGTTTCTTTTTATCATCTGCTAAAGTTCCTTTCAAAAGTTTATCAATTTGAATCACTTTGAGTTTAATACTCTTAATAGCACTAGAATTTTTTGAATACTTTGCCAAAGAATTATTTGCTTTTCTTGAAGAAGGTAGCATCTTCTGAGGATTAATTGCCATTTTAGATAGAAATTCCTAAAATATTAATTTTTGTTCTTGACTTTGATCCAGCACTAAAGTTGGGAGTTTTTGATGCAGAAGATCTTCTTGCTCCCTTACCTTGATATTTTGGTTTAGATATAACAGTTACTTTTGGTTTAGATTGTGTAGAAGGTTTTACTGATGCTTGTTTTGGTGGTGTTTTTGCAATTTGTGTTGGTGTAGTTTGTTTTGGTGATGAATTTAAAGCATTTTTAAATAAACTTCTTGATTTTATGTCAATACCAGCAGGAGTAACATTTGCGAACCCTCGATTTCCCAATCCAAGAGCAGTATTTTGATTAACTCTCAAAACTCCAGAAAATCCCTTAAATAGTGCATTATATACATCACCCCTTTTTAAAGCTTCTTGACTTTCATTAAAATAATAAGCAGCCGTATTATTAGAATCCCAAGTATCATTAATAATCGCCTTTCCGTCTTTTCCAACCTTAAATGAAAATTGACCTAATCCAAAATTAGCAATTTTAGCAGCAGCACCAGATCCAGCAGATTCTCTTTGCATCTTATCATATAGATGTTCACCTCTAACCATTTTGCCCGTTTCTGGATCTTTTGTCATTACATATGCATCATCTCCAAGCATTTTTGACCAGGATTGTTTTCCTACTAAGTAGTTTCCTTTGGAATCCATTAGTTTATTCTTAATAGCAAAATCCATCAAAGATTTATTATATTCAACTATAGGAGATGCATCAACTCTTACAGATGAACCAAGAGGTCCAAGAAGGCCCTTTAATGTCATTTGAACTGCGGATGCCATTGAACTTACTTTTTTTATCTTTCCTCCAGTTAATTTACTGACAATGGGGTCATAAAATCCAGTTGCAGCTTGTCCAAGAGGTCCAATATCAGGAAGAATTCCTCCTCGCATAACTTCTTGATATTGTTTTTTCAAATATCCCATCATACCTTTGTCTCTTTCTGGATCATATATTCCTCTCACAAATTCTGATTGTTTTTCAAGTCTTTTTTGATTTCTTAAAGTTAATGCTGTTTCTGTTGATCCTTTTTTATTTGGATCTTTAACTAGAACATCTAATTTTTCTTTTTCAGAAAGACTTGCGTATTTTTCAGGAGTAACATATCTCGATTCTTCAGATTTTATTAATCCACCAAATACCCCCTTATAAGCAGAATCAACAATTTTATTTTTTCCTTCATTAAGATTTTTTGCTACTTTGTTTAAATCAATATCTTTTACATTATTAAAAACACCAGCACCAAACTTCATCGCAGTGTCATAAAGACCAGTTCCAGACTTCAACCCAGTATCATAAAGTCCAGCACCAAGTTGAGTGCCAGATTGCATAAGTTTGGTAATATCTTTTTCTAGTTTACCTGATGTAAAATAATTATTAGCATTATTAAATTGATTTACTCCAAAATTTTTAAATTGATTCACTCCACTTTGAAATGTATTTGCAAATCCAGTAGCAAATTTTCCACCAGTTCCAGACCAAGTATCTGGATCTTGTAAATTTACTCCCTGAGAATTAAACCAATTATAAACATCAATCAAACCCTTTCTAGCATCTCCAATCAATCCACCACCAGCAGCATAAGTGGTTCCACTCATAATTTTTGGCTTATTGGTTCCACCTCCAGCCGCATTCATTGATTCTAAGGTATCAACACCATACTTTTGAACTGCCCCACGAGACATTACAAATTCACCATCAGAAAGCATTGCAGGTACTTTATCTACACCCTTTTCACCACTTACATAACCACTTTGCATATTTTCTGTCCCACCGACAGGACCAGACATAGATCCAAAAGGAGATCCACCCAACATACCTTTAAAGTTGAATCCTCCGCCACTAAAGGTAGGTAATTTTAGTTTTACTTGCCCACCACCAGAAAACTTTTGAGGCTTTGTATTTTGTTCTTCACCAAGTCCTCCCTCAAGTCCTTTAGTTAAAGCTACTGTTCCACCAATAGTTACAGCAGCTTCTAATCCTGCAGTTAAAAGTTTACCCTTTCTCCCACCTAAAAATCTACCAAAATTTCCAAGTTTGCCACCAAGTTTACCACCAATAACTTTGGATGCAAGTTTTGCTGCAACGGCAATAAGTTTTGCAGTACCTCTTACTGCAATTTTAACTAAACCTCTAACAAACTTACCTAAAGATGTTCCAAAAATTAAGTATAACGATAAAAGTTTTGGCCAATTGTCACCAAGAAATCTAATAATAGATTTAATTTTACTGGCATTTTTTGGATCACCCATCCATTCTATTAATTTATATACAACTCTACCCAATAAAATTTGCGTAAAGAAGTTGATAATTTTATCAAGAATTCCTTTAACTGGAGCAATAATTTTTTCTGCTGCTTTTTTTAAATTTTTAAATCTTTTTTCTAACTTATTTTCTGCAAGTTTTCTCTTTTCTTGTTCTGATTTTCTTCTTTGGTATTGGTCTGTTAGTTTTTCAATTTTTTGTTGTTTTCTAAGAGTTTCTAATATAGAATCAATAGAAGATAAAATAGAAGATATATCCTCTCCAGTTTTTGTTTGAGTATCTTTATTGCCAACAAATTTTTGTATAGCACTTGAAGGTGATTTTACAATAGGACCACCTAAAAAAGTGGATCCAACTGCAATTGGAGGTTTTACTTTTGCTGCTGCTTTTGTTGCTTTTGTAGTAACAATTTTTTCTACAAATTTTTCAAAACTTACTTTATTATTTCTTTTTTTAAACCCCTCTTTTCTTTCTGTTGGGGTCAATTCTCTGCCTTCAATTGTTCCCTGGGAAACGAGTTCACTAATATATTTTTGATATTTATCTTCACCAAAAAGTTTTGCTGGTGAAATTTTAGTTGATTTTATTTTAACAGATTTTGTTTTATAAGTACCGGTATTTTCTTCTGACATGGTTTTTGCCATGTCAAAAAGATCATTTGTTTCTCCTTTAAATATTTTAGAGTCTATTTTTCTCTGTTCTGCTTCACTTAAAGAATTATAAAATTTCGACAGCAAACTAATTTGCTCATCGGAAAGTTTAGAAGTTAACTTTTTTCCGAGTTTAAATTCATATGCCTTTCTTAATTTTTGAGCTTTAGAAGTGGGCATTACTCATCTGCTGTTGATGTTTTAACTTTTCATCTTCAAGATGCTGTTGCAATAATCCAACATAGATATCTCTTTCCCAAGGGATCATATTCTCAATCTCTGTTAATGAATATTTATGATACTGCATTAAAGAAAAGTTAAGCCTAAAATAGTTCTCAAGATCCATATGAACTAAGGCTATACGAAAAAACTTGCCAACCCTTCAAGAACAACTTCATTTTCATTTCCAGTTTCTGGATTCTTTACATTAATAGTGTGAGAAAGTTTTGGCATCGTTTCAAAAAACTTTTCAATTTCTTTAAACTGAGAAGAATTCATAGATTCCAAAAATTCATTCATTTCCTTTTTAGTGCAATCTGCAGAAGCCCATACTTCATCTTCAGTATAAATTTTATCAATACAAGATGCAATTAACTCAAAAGATTGATCCATTGCATTTTTATCATTAAAATCAAAATTGTTTTTAATAAATTGATCAAGAGATGGATATTTCATTTCCATCATAATTGATTCATCAACTTTAATTTTATTTGTATGACCTTCAATTTTTTTAACTTTAATATCGTCTAAAAGAATTTTTACTGGAACTTGTGTTTTTTGATCATCTGGACAAATAACATTAACTTCTAACTCTTCTCCAACAGATTTTCCACGAATATTTAAGAAAAGATATTCAATGTCAAATGTGGGCAAAGATTCAACTTTTACTGATTTTGTAATAATACAATTTTTAATTACTGACTTGATTGCTGTAGTAATTTGTTTTGTATCTTCACTCTCTAAAGCAATCACAAGAAGTTTTTCTTCCTTTACAAGGAAAGGTCTATATTGAATTGTTTCTCCAGTCGAAGGCAATTCAAGTTCATAAGTTGGTGTAGCAATTTTTGGTAAAGGCATAATGTCCTATAGTTAATTTCAGTATGATTATTTATAGTGAGTGGGCAAATGTAATGAAAGATTTTTTTTAGTTTTTTATCTTGGATCCAATCCCAAAGCTTGTCTAGTAGTTAGGAGGGGACCATCACTTTTACCATCTGCTCTTTCCCCAGTGGCAGCATCTCTAAAGGTAAAATCAGTTCCTGGACCATAAGTATTTCCATATGATGCAATACTTTGAGGTGCTGCAGTATTAAAAGCTGCTTGTTGTTTAACAGATGGAGATTGTGCTGGAACATTTGGAGGTGGGGGATCAGCAATTCTATTCAAAATATATCTAATATATGTCATAGAAACAGTACATTTCAAAAGAGAAGATGATTCATAAGAAACAGGCATAGAAGAAACACTTATTGGATATGCTCGAATAAATTCATATTCTATTGTTGATGCTCTATTTCTTTTTGAGGTATAACTACTTCGTTCAAATTTAATAACTTTCATTCCTTCATCTAACATATAGTCATCTGGATAATTAAATCGATAAAAATATGCTTTATCTCTAGAAGTCATTCCTCCTTTATCAGGTTGTCCAGCAACACTTGCTTCTTGAGCAATAAATTTCATCCAAGTTTCAAATATTCTAATTGGCAAATAAGTTTCTGCATCAACATAAAAAGTAAAATCTATTCTATCATCATATATTCTTCTATATGCATGTCTTTCGGTTACTCCAGTATAATCATTATTAAGTTCTAAAGTAGCAAAACTAGATCCAGGTAAAGAAGCTTCTGCACACAGAAGACGTAATTTTTCAATTCCATTATTATCTAAATTTATTCCATTGTCACTCAAATATTTCCTTGATAATTTTTTAGGCATAGGAATTTCAACTTCAAAATGAGAAGTTGTAGATGGATGTAATAAATTAGATTTTATTTCAGATAATGTCCTTGCTTTAGGCATCTAAATAACTTATGACCTTATATATTATGTATGGCAGAAAGTATCAAAAGTAAATATAAACCATCTTACCCACAAAAATATAAGGGTGATCCAAATAATATTATTTGTCGTAGTAGTTGGGAAAGAAAATTTTGTCATTGGTGCGATTTAAATGAAAGTGTAATATCTTGGGGATCGGAAGAATTTTATATACCATACATTTCCCCAACAGATAACAAAGTTCATAAATATTTTCCAGATTTTATCATTAAAATTAAAGAAAGCACTGGTAAAATCAAAACTTATGTAGTTGAAGTTAAACCAGAAAAACAAACGAAACCCCCAATCAAAAAATCAAGAGCAACCAAATCCTATCTGTATGAATGTGCAACATATGCGGTCAATCAAGCAAAATGGAAAGCAGCAAAAGAATTTTGTGAAGATAGACTGATAGAATTTAAAATAGTTACAGAAAAAGAACTCTTTGGTTATTCTAAATAATAACGGAGAAGAAACCAAATAATGGCGAGACCTGCTAAAAGAAGAAGGGGAGGTCCTTCTTATGAAGAAGTTAAAGCACAGATTAACGCAAAAGAAGAAGAAAGAAGATTAAGAAATTTAAGAAACCCCAGAAATAGAATCGAACCAATAAAAGAAGATTTGATGTTAAGAACGCATGATCCAGAAGAAAGAATGCTGGAAATTATGCAAGCATTAAACAACACGGTAACTCCAATACCAGAAGAAGGGGGTTTATATACATTTGTATATAATGCAAAAACTCCAGGTCTTGAATATGATCAACACCCTTTGATTGTATGTACAGAATTGCAAAGATGGGGATTTCGTGGATTAAATTTTCACTGGAGAAAATATAGAAATTATACTTGGCCAGAAGTGGCAGGACTTTTGTATGAAGTAAAGTTAGAAGAACTTGATGATTTACTTTCACTTCAATATGGAAAATTTCTTCTAAATAAATAAAAACCATTGTGTAATGGCAACAAAAACAATTACAAGCGATAAACAAGAAACAAAAGTTGGTGCCAATGGAACGAAGTTATATACTTCAACAAGAACAACATATAATGTTGACTCTAACGGAAAAATTGATTCAGACACAGTAAAGCACGAAATACTTTATTATCAAACTCCTTTAGGATCTCCCGTCGTTGCTGCAACTAGCACTGGAAATTCTGGTAAATGGGACTTTAAAAATGATCCATTTAATAGAAATCAACCATATTTTGGTGCGGATGCCCAGAAATCATTAAAAGAAGGTGCTCTTAAAACTAATACTCAACAACAAATTATAACTGCTGCAGATAAAGAAAATATACCCATTGATCAGCAAAAAGCATTATCAACTAAGCAATTAAATACATCTCCCATATCTCAAGGAACAACGAGTCCATCTACTCTTCTACAACTGTCTGCAATTCAAAATCAACAGGGAACAAGAACTCAATTTCCACAAAGATTAGTATATCCAACAACTTTAAAAAATGAATATCAAGATGTAATTAAATTTAAAATGCTTGAGTATGTTCCCCGTACACTTAATCAATCTGGATTTGGATTTAATCAAAGATCAACGTCAAGTTCATCAAAAGACAGAAAAATTATTGGAAATGTAATTTTACCAGTTCCAGGAGGAATCTCAGATCAAAACCAAGTTTCTTGGGGAGAAGGTAGAATGGGTGCTTTAGAGGTGGCAGTTGCAGCCGGAGGACTTGGATTCATAACTGGTGGTGGAGAAGAAGCAGCAAAAGTAGCAGAAAAAATAGCAGGGTCAATATCCAATAATTCAGAAGACGTTAAGAAAGCAGTAGCAGCATATTTTGCTGAATCTGCAACAGGAACTACTGGATTATTATCAAGAACTACTGGTGCCATACAAAATCCAAATTTAGAACTTTTATTTAATTCTCCAACACTAAGGCAATTTAGTTTTAGTTTTAAGTTAAGTGCAAGAAGTCAGGAGGAAGCAAAAGTAATTAGATCTATAATTAGATTTTTCAAACAAGGAATGTCTCCGATTAGAACTAAATCAAATTTGTTTCTCAAATCACCACATACATTTCAACTCGAATATTTGCACCAAAATCGAGAACATGCTTTCTTAAATAAATTTAAAGAATGTGCCTTATTAGCATTTTCTGTTAACTATACTCCAGAGGGAAATTATGCAACGTATTATGATGGAGCAATGGTTTCCTATCAGATTACAATGCAGTTTCAAGAACTTGATCCAGTATTTAATGATGAGTATGGAAATTCTCAAAATAACGTAGACACAGAAATAGGTTTCTAAAATGTCAAACTACTTCAAGCAAATACCAAATTTTGAATATGTTAATCGACTTCCAGATTCTAAAATTTCTGATTACATTGAAGTAAAAAACTTTTTTAAAAAAGGAGTTCTTCGTGAAGATATTTTTCAAGATGTTACATTGTTTACAAAATATCAAATACAAGGAAATGATAGACCAGATAATGTTGCATATAATTTTTATGGAGATTCAAATTTAGATTGGTTAGTTCTTGTTTGTAATAATATTATTAATGTTCAAACAGAATGGCCTATGACTCAAGAAAATTTTGATACATATTTGTTAAGAAAATATGGAGATTATACAACAATATATGATTCAATTCATCATTATAAAACTCCAGAAATAAAAAACAGTCGAGGGGTAACTATTGTTTCTGAAGGATTGCAGGTTGATCCAGATTTTTCAATTTCTTATTTCGATTTCTTTACCAACCAACAAATTAATTTAAGTAATATAGCAATTCCAGTATCAAATTATGAATATGAAGAAGAAATTGAAAATGAAAAAAGAAATATTTTTCTATTAAAAGAAGATTATTTAAGTGTAGTTAAAGATGATCTTGATGAAATTATGACATACAAAAAAGGTTCCACTCAGTATATAAGTGAAACCTTAAAACGTGCTGATAATATTAGACTTTATCAGTAATCACTCTTCTGCCAACCTTTGGAAGTACGACAAAGCATCATCCTCTTCTTCAGAATTTGATTCTTTCATTACAATATCTGGAGAGTTGAAGTCGTTTTCAGGTTCAGAACGACGAGAACTAAAGTCAGGAGTATAAGATCCACGATCATTATCTTCATTATCAGTCTCTTCATCATAACGAGGACGAGAGGATGACTTTTGACCCAGAACCATCTTCAGTCGTTGCTCAAGTTGTTCATAGGTCTTG